TCATTTCAATGAATTTTGAAAGATGATTCTGAGAGCTAAAACAGAAGGTAAAGCCATAATTGGATGTGAAGCGATAGGGGGTTATCGCGAGGTTGTATTCTATTCCGTTTCTTGTCATAAACAAAATGGGGGCCTTGCGGCCCCCTCTCCTTTTCTGTTATTTTACCATATTTAAAGTGAGCAGTTTTCTGTCGCCTTTTGTTACCTGTGTAACTTTCAGTTTAACTGGTTTCTTCCAGGTGGCAGGGTTTCCTTTGATTGTCATGAGTTTCTTAACTGCACTGTAGATTCCCATGCTTACTGCCTGATAACCTACGCCGTCTTTGTCAATCAATACAATTCTGGGGCAAACACTCTCTTCGCCTGATTCACGGTTCACACAGGTTACTACTTCGCAGTAAATGTGATTCACTTCGATTGTCATGTTGATGCAATCACCGATTCTCTTCTCAGGAGCGTTCATTGCATTATAGAGAATTATCTCTTCATCTTCGTTCTTCGGTGTCATGGAGCAGAACTGCACTTTCCTTTCGGAAGTTAAGTCCATGATAAATTTCTCATCCCCATCCATTGTTACCTGTGCTACTGCTGTTGTGTTCTCTTCAAACGGGTTCATTTCCATCATAATATTTTTTCTCCTTTTAATTTGATTAAATTTTGCTTACTCTACGATTTCTGCGTTTGCGATAAAGTCTGTGAGGCTCATTGAATATTTCACCTCATCATACACAATCTTTGTAATTGCATATGCATCCTTTTTCCCGTAGAACTTCTTTACTACGTTCAGTGCCTTTTCTTCATTGACTTTTTCATGGTTCACTGTGAGAGGCTGTAATTCCTCTAATGTAACCTGACCGTCTGTTACGTGAATCCTGCTCGAGTAAATAATGCTACTCTCTACTGTTCTTGTGATTGTCTTCATTCTGTTTTTCTCCTTTTCTTATTTTGTTTTGTGTTTCCTTTGTTGCACTTTTATTATATCATATGATTTTAGAAAAAGCAAGTCTTTTTGCCTATTTTCATCAAAAACTATCATTCCGATTAGTTATATGATATACTGGTATCATAAGGAGGTGGAATAATGGATGCAAGTACGATAATCCAGTTAATCTCAAATTTGGGATTTCCTATTGTATGTTGTGGTGCTCTGTTCTGGAAGATGAACAAACAGGACGAAAACCACAAGGAAGAAATCGGCACTTTAACTTCGGCACTGAACAACAATACAATTGTGCTCGAAAAGGTATGTGCAAAATTAGGGGGTGATAAAGAATGAAAATTTTACTCATTGCAGGCCATGGGCAAGGAGACAGCGGTGCAGTCGGGTGTGATTTAGTCGAAGCGGATGAGACACGTGCTCTGCTCTCTCTTGTCTATGGAAAATTAAAAGATTACGTATCTGCTGTCCGGTACGACACTTCCGTCGATTGCTATCAGCAGAGCAAGGCAGGGAATGTCCCGAACTATGCTCTCTATGATTATGTGGTAGAACTCCACATGAACTCATACAGTGACCCTAGTGCTCATGGCTCTGAGATTCTTATTCACACCAGTGAACCTGCACATACAGTTGAAGATGAGATTTTAGAAAACCTAGCAGATATCGGTTTTACAAATCGTGGAGTGAAGCGTCGCTCAGACTTGCTCAACATGAATAACTGTAGAGGAAGGGGTGTATCATACGCCCTGATTGAAACATGCTTTATTAGTAACTGGGAAGATGTTAGTTTGTACAACAAGAACAAATCGAAAATTGCAGGAGCTATTGCAAGCGGAATCTTAGACGGTTTCGGAATCAAACACGATTCAGGCTCCGCAGATGTACCGGCTAATGACGGCGTACTTTACAGAGTCCAGGTGGGAGCTTATAGAAACAAAGCGAACGCTGAGGCCATGAAAAACAGGTTGAAGGCAGACGGCTATGACTGTATCATAAAGGTGGATTAAAATGGCAGGAAATTTAAATGTAGCATATAACTGGGTAATATCAAAATGTAATGACCCCAATGTGGGTTACAGTCAGGCATACAGGGAGGGTCAGATAGTTGATGGTATTGAATACTATGACTGCTCCTCCCTGATGTCTGCGGCAGTTTGGGAGGCCGGGTTTTACGGGGGAGCACCTAACCCGTGGTTTGCAACATTTACAGAGGAGGCGGAACTTAACAGTGTGGGCTTCACTTCAATGACTCCCAACCAGGAGTGGAAACCAGGTGACATACTTTTAAGTAATAAGCGTGAGCATACCGAAATGGTGTACCAGGGGCGCAGAACCATGGGCGCACACTCGAGTTCCTATCCACTGCCTGACCAAGTATCTATTAATGACTGGGACAGCAGTCCTGACCAATGGGACATTCTCCTACGGTACGAGGGAGGGGGAGTCACACTGGACTGGATAGCGGAAGACCGTTATCTTACTCAGGCAGAGATGGAGAACAATGCCACAATTGTGTACTACTTTTATAGCGGTCAGTTCATCAACGTGAATACGATAGCCGCTCTACTAGGTAACATGCAAGCCGAGTCCACATTAAGCCCTGTACTTTCAGAGCGTGGAGGAGGCGGAGGCTACGGACTCGTACAGTGGACACCTCAAAGCTCATTGATAGACCACTGTAATATCCTGGGATTATCTCCTTATAGTGACGGTGACGTCCAATTACAAGTAATCCTTTCCGAAGTTCGGAATCGACCGGGCGTGGAGGAATGGTATTCAAGCGGTGCATTTATCTCTCCCTATTATAATAGTGGAGCAACAGCAGACATGATAAATGTTACCGGAGATGCATTCCTGCAAAATACAATGGGGTGGGATCCGGGTAAGTTAGCCATACTTTTCATGGCGGCCTATGAAAGACCATCTTATGACCCGAGTGTCAATCACTATCAAGCCCGAATGGAAAATGCTCGTAAGTGGTATGAGTACATTACAGGTTTACCCCCGGAACCACCAGACCCGGGGGTACCAACAAACACAAAACTTCCCATTTGGATGTATGGGAGAATATTATAAATGTTTCACGTGAAACATTAGAAAGGAGAATCAATGGCAATATTAACTAAAACGGGTATGGATAAAATACTCCGTAGAATCATGGAAACCGGGGGTCTAACCGAAGACATGGAAAGAGACATTGATAGGCTTCGTTCAGATTTTGATGAACGTGAGGGTATGCTTCGTAGATATGGAGAAACTTACGACGGGGAAGATATGGATGAATACGAATGGAGAGGAAGAGATGATGAGTCCCGGGAAGATAGTGATAGGGACGATAAAGATATTTATACTCCCCGTGAAGAAGCAAAAGATTATGAATATTGGCGTGGACGTTATGAAGAAATGCGTCAGCGTTACCTGGACAGATTCTTTGGTGGAAGAGATGAAGGAGAAGAGTACCGGGAAATCATGAGAGAAACCGAAGAGGATGTCAGAAGAGACGGTGAGCCTCAGACATTCGACGAATTATTAGAAAGAACGGAGGGTTAAGATTATGCCTACAAAACCAACAATGGTAAACACAAATGTGAACGCATTACATAGTGCTGACATTCTGAATGCAACTAGAAATGAACTGGGAGGAACCTATGCAGATACAATTCCTGCGGCTATTAAACCGGGTGAAATGTTACCTAACGGAAGAGTGGCTACACAGGCGGATGCAGTAGCACAGCTTCGTGGAATCGGTGAGATTATGATGACATATCAGCCTATGCAGAATGCATTCCTGTCTGCTCTGGTAAACAGAATCGGTAGAGTTATTATTACTTCCAGACTGTATGAAAATCCCTGGGCAGGTTTCAAAAAAGGACTTATGGAATATGGAGAGACTATCGAAGAGATTTTCGTGGCTCTTGCAAAACCGTATCAGTATGACCCTGTAGTAGCCGAAACTGATGTATTCAAACGTAGAATCCCGGACGTTAAAGCGGCGTTCCATTCAATGAATTATCAGAAGTTCTATCCGACTACTGTGTCCAATGACCAATTAAGACAGGCATTCCTTTCATGGCAGGGAATCACAGACTTAATCAGCCGCATCATTGAACAGGTTTACACCGGAGCAAACTATGATGAATTCCTCGTTATGAAATACCTCATTGCACAGGTTGCATTAGAGGGCGGCATTTATCCTATGACTATCCCGGCTGTAACTGCTGACAATGCTCGTGAAGTCACTACCACCATGGTAACCATGGCAAGAGACTTGTCCTTTATGAGCAACAAGTACAACTATGCAGGAGTAACAACCTACACTGACCCACGCTACCTGTACATGATTCTGACTAACAAGCTGTCAGCAATCTTCGACGTAGAAGTATTGGCTCTATCCTTCAATATGAACAAAGCTGAACTGTTAGGCCGTCAGGTATTCGTAGACGGTTTCGGAGATTTCGACGAAGACAGACTTGCTCTCATTTTCGCAGATGACCCATACACTACTTACACTCCATTCACAGACGAGCAGAAAACAACACTTGCATCTATTCAGGGATTAATGGTTGATGAAGCGTGGTTCATGATTTTCGACAACTACTACAACATGACAGAGATTTACAACCCGGAAGGACTGTACTGGAACTACTTCTACCATGTATGGAAAACATTCTCTGTCAGCCCATTCAGCAATGCAATCCTGTTTACAACAGGAAAGTCCACTGTTACAAGTGTGACCGTAACACCCGAAACTGCTACTGTAAATACTGGTTCTACATTACAGTTAACAGCAGAAGTAGCAGTGGAAGGTTTTGCACCGAAAGATGTAATCTGGACTGTTACCGGAACTTCCGCAGTGACTTCTACCATCAATGAAACTGGATTACTGACAGTACCTACCACTGAAGTAAACAGTACCTTAACTGTCACAGCTACCAGCGCATTTGACGGTACAAAAACTGGAACCTCTACAATTACAGTTTCGCAACCGGCAGGATAAGGAGGGTAATAAATGAACGTTGTACCAACTTCGCCAATTACCACTGTGCGTATGTTGACCAATGTTCCCCTCGATTCCACCTATACGGACACACTGACTTTTAGCAGTGCGTCCGCACAGGCATCATATTTTGCAGGAAAGGCACAACAGACATTTAGCAACCTTACACCTGTCCGCATTACGAATGCAATTCGCATTCCCACTAGTGCGGACAGTGTGTACAATTGCAATTATGTTATGTTCCAGAATGCAAACTTTGGTAGTAAATGGTTTTACGCATTTATCAAAGAGATTGAATACGTCAATGTAAACATGTGCATGGTTCATATTGAACTGGACGCAATGCAGACGTGGATGTTCAACTACACTGTAAAACCATCCTTTGTCGAAAGGGAGCATGTAACCGACGATACACGTGGTGCCAATTTAGTCCCAGAAAATTTAGAACTGGGAGAGTATGTTTTTTCAGACCATAATAAAAGTGGACTGAGCAACAGCAGTAGGATTTATGTTGCGTCAACCGTAGACAGCAACGGGGAGAATGTGGAAGGTGGAATGTATGGCGGAACCTATGCAGGAGTAAACTATTATTCCTTTGCAACAGCCGCAGATGCGAACGCTTACATTTCAGCACTGACAACGGCTAATAAATCAGAAGCAATCGTGTCTGTGTTCATGGCTTGCCCTCAGTTATTCCCTACTAAAGATGGTAGCCCTGCTCACGTAGAATTTTCCATCAACAACCTGTTCGATAACTTCCAGGGATACAGACCGAAGAATAATAAGCTCTTCACATATCCATACTTCTTCCTGTACTGCACTAACTTACAGGGAAACACAGCAGAGTTCAGATACGAGTTCTTTGACAACCCAGAGAAATCAGACTTCACCATGTTTGGAAATGCAACCTGTAATCCTACTATCACGCTTGTTCCTTTAAACTACAAGTACCCGGAAGGTAACGGTAACTTAAATGAGAAGATGACGCTTGACGGTTTCCCTCAGTGTGCGTATAATATAGATACGTACAAAGCATGGCTTGCACAGAACGGAGCGTCAACAGCAGTTAGTGTTCTGGGTACAGCAGGTGGAGTTGCGGCAGGAATCGCAGGTTCCGTTCTGAGCGGTGGCACACTTGCAATCGCAGGAGCTATTGGGGGTGTAACCGCAATTGGTTCAACCGTTGCCAAAGTTACAGCTACATCCGCTAAACCTGCACAGGCAAAAGGCTCACCCGGTGCGTCAAGCTTATATGACTATGGTGTCCTTGACTTCCATTTCTATAAGACAACAATCACAGCAGAGTTTGCCCGTATCATTGACAATTTCTTTGATATGTTCGGTTACGCAGTCAACAGGGTGAAGGTTCCAAACATCACAGGTAGACCGTCCTGGAATTATGTGAAAACTACAGATGTGAAAATTGTAGGTTCCATACCCTTCGACGACATGAACACAATCAAAGCTAACTTTAACAGAGGTATTACATTTTGGCATGGTGACTGGGTAGGTGACTACACCCGTGCTAATAAATAGGAAGGGGCGATAAAATGGGACGCAAGAAAAACAGATGGCCTTCTGCCCAGATAAATAACCAAACATACATTGACTATTATCAGCGACTCATGGAGTTCGCTATCAACATGTTTGAGTGGAGAAACCTTCCACCGACAGTTGATGAGAGATTCCTTGAATTAACGCTCTATGAGAAAGGCTACTGTCTGTATTTTAACGACGAGGTAGTGGGCAATTTGGCATTGACTTGTACAATCGGTGGAATGTTGGATGTGTACCGAATTCCTACAGAGCGTAGAGCATTTGCAGTTAACGGGTACAACAAGATTTGTACATCCCAGGACAGTGTGCTGATTTTCAACAATTATCTTCATACACCGACCATCCTAACCATTGAACTGTTTGCACGAAGACTGTATGAAATTGAAAGAACAATTGATGTCAACGTCAAAGCGCAAAAGACACCAACCTTAGTGTTGGCAAGCGAACAGCAGAGATTGACTATGAAAAATCTTTACATGCAGTACGACGGAAATGAGCCTTTCATTTTCGGCGACAAAGACATGGAATTCGACGGAATCAAATGCTTGAAAACAGACGCTCCATACGTGGCTGACAAGCTACAGGTGCTCAAACACCAAATCTGGAACGAAGCACTGACATTCTGCGGGATTGAAAATAGCAATCAGGACAAGAAGGAAAGACTGGTAGCGGATGAGGTTGGCAGTAACTATGGAAACATAGAGGCACAGAGAAACGTTATGTTGAATGCTCGTAGACAGGCGGCTGATAAAATCAACAGAATGTTTGGCACAAATATTGAAGTAGGGTTCCGGTCAAGTCTGAATACTATGGTGAACAGTGAAAATGTTTCACGTGAAACGTTCGAGGAGGTGGGCGAAGATGAGTCATTATACGACGCAAGTCAGATGGATAGTTGAAAACTACACAACTGACATGGAAGGACAGCCAATGACAGCTCGTGTGACTGCCGCACTTCCTAAGATTTTCAACTTTAGTTTCCCAATGTGGACAGAGCAGTATCGGGCTACGCTTGAAAAGAAAATCATCATGCATTACTTCAACAAGGAGATTGGCTTTGAAACCCTGGGCTTGTGGAAGTTTTATCTGGAAGAGAGATTGAACCTCATCATGCCATACTACAACAAACTGTATGAAACGGTTGCAAAAGACTTTGACTACATGACAGATGTTGACTTGACGGAAACCCACCAGGAAACAAAGACAGGTAGGGAAGACACAAAGTACAGCGCAACTGATACCACTAAATCTGATTTAACTGGAAAAGACACTGACAATGGTTCTGAAAAGTTAAGCAGAACGACTGGTGACACCACGAATACTCTTGAATCGGATATGCCCCAGGCAAACTACGCAAATGAAGATTATGCGACCCGATTAGTAGAGGTTAAGACAGATGGTTCAGATAACGCAGACACCACAACAACCAACACAAGAAACACTACGCAAAATGCAAACAGCAACACTACACAATCAAGTACCAACGGCGTGACAAAGAACGACACTGAAAACTACACTCACACCCGCACAGGCGTAACAGGCCGCCTTTCCTTCACTGAGTTAATGATGCAGTACAGAGACAGCCTTATAAATATAGATAACATGGTCATTGAAGAATTGCATGATTTATTCATGCTAATTTATTAAAGGAGAAT